AATGAGTCCTTCTAGACGAGGCCGTCGAACTGCCCCGATTCCAGGGCGCGGATCGTCTCCGCGTCGAGCTCGTCATCATCCTCAGGCGGCGTAGGTTTCTTCGGCGCCTTCGGATTCGTCATTGCATTCGTGAGTGTCTTCTTGGCCGTCTTCTTCTCACCGGCAACTAGGGTCTCGGTCTTCTTGTTAAGAAGGTCGGGGTCAATCCCGAACTTCTTCAATTCGGATCGTTTCCACTGCTCGAGGGACGCGATGACGTCACCGACATCCGGCTCCTCGCCCGTGGTCTGGTACATGTCGTTCGCAACCGCGTAGATGAGCTCGCGCGCCTCATCCGGGTCGCTCGCGAACAACGCCCTCATGATGGGGGCCTTGTCGGAGATCGCCTTCTGCGCGCGGCTAGCGAGGCCCGTCTTGTAGCGCTCGAGCTGAAGCTCGTTGCGCTCGCGCTCGCGCTCGGCCCGCATCTCGTCGATCTCGCGCTTGAGCCGCTGCGTCTCTGAGTGCGTCTGCCGGCCCTGCATGACCTCGGCCGCCTTGGCGCGGATGCGAGGGTCCTTGGCGCCGGCCGAGCCGACCGCAAAAAACTGCTGTGCGATGGCGTCGTAGTCCTCGGCGCTCGCCTCACCAATCAGCTCCGACAGGACGCCGACCGGATCGAACTTCGCGCGCTCCTTGATGACGTCGAAACGCTGCACGGCCGCGGTGCGCTGCTCGAGCTCGGCCTCGCGGCGCTGGATCTCCTGCATGCGCACCGACGCGGCGGCCTTGTTGCGCTGCTCCTGGCGATTGAGCTGTTCGAGGCGCTTGAGGACCTGAGGATCGGGCTTCTTGGATTCCGGCTCCGTCTTCGGCGTCTCTTCGCCACCAGCCTCCTCGCGAGCCTTCGCCTCGGCCGCCTGTGCCTTCGACGTCTCGGGATCGAGATCGGCGTCGTGCGGCTCGGACTCGTCTTCGGCGGCAGCGGCGGCCGATTCGGCATCGGACGCGGCCGAGACCTGCGACTCATCATCGCCGTCATCGTCGTCCGCCGAAGAAGCGACGTCCTTCTTCAGGACACGCGACTCGGTCTCGCGGATGCCCTTGTCGAGGGACGCTTTGCCGCCTTCACCCATCGCGGCATCCCAGCCCGCGAGGATCTGTGCATCGAGATCGGCGTCATTGGCCGCACGTTTGGCGGCGAGAACAGGATCAGAAGCCAAGCTAATTTACTCCTAAAGGTGTCGTTGCTTCGGTTAGCCGTAGGACGGCTGTACTGTCATGGCCTGGGGACTAAAGGCCGCTTGCGGAGGCGCCATCGGCGGGCCGAGAGACGGATCCATCGGACCGGCGGGCGGCATGACGGGCCCGAGCGGCGTCTGAACGGGCTGCGGACCCATTCCGGCCGGCGCGGGCTGCGGAGGCGGCGCGACGAGATGCGCGGCCTGAACGATCCAGGTGCGAAGACCCTCAAGGATCTCCTCGGGGGCGCCGTCGCCGATCGCCTTCAGGTAGGCCATCTGCGTGCGCCAGACCCCCATCTTGAGGTTCTGATACGGTTCGGGGACGAGCGTCTCACCGTCAAGGAGCTCCTCGATGGTGCGCTCGATGTCCTCGAGAGCCGCCGTGTAGAGGCTCATCGCCCGCTCGAGGTCGGGGTGATTCAGGAGCCGGCGCGCGTCGTCGGTGGAGATGATGCCGGCCTGCGCCCACTCGATAACCGCCTGTTTGCGACCGGCGGGGGTGTCGGAAAGGTTGTTAGCCGCCGCGATCTGCACCGCGACGTCCTTCATGTCGACGTCGCGCCACTTGATCACTCGCGGGCCGAACTTCGACGTGTGCGTGATCTCCGGGGCGCGCTTGCCGAGGTCCTTGCAAACGTCGAGCACGAGCATGATGACGTCGAGGAACATCTCCTCGTACGCCTGCTCGATAAGGGCGTACCGCTCGGTGGTGGCGTCGCGGTACTCACGAAGCGCCGCGCCCGAGTCGAGACCGGCCGGCTTGCTCGCCGTCGCGGTCATCTTGCTGATCGCGGCTTCCTCGTACGCGCCGGCCTTCGTCTCCGCCAAGTGCTCGCGGATCTCGCGGCTCACGTCGCGCGCCTGCACCGTCTCCGGCTTCGACGCCTTATAAACGCCGAGCGTGCCGAATCGGTTGACGCTCTTGACGGCGAGCGCCGCGTCCGCCTGCTGAACCCACGTCGTAGGGAACGCGTGATGATCGATCGTGCGGTCGATCTGGAGATGGCGCTTGTTCACCACCCGTTGATGGCCGGCGATGCGCTCGATGAGCGAGATGCCGTACCACCCGTGCGAGCGCTCGCTGAACACGAACCGCACGAATGGGAAAAACGGCTTCGTCCACTCCTCGTCAAGGAGGTCGGCGTTCTCAAGCGAGATACAGTGACGTCCCGGGGCGCCGTCGTCCGTCGGCAGGTACCATGACTCGATGATGACGATCTGGTCTCTGTCCAGCGGCCGGTAGTCCGCCCAGTAGCGCCCGGCGTCGGACGTCTGCTCGGCGGCGTAGATCTCGTCCTCGTGCTCGGGGAACTCGGCCGCAAGCACGGTGCGGTTGACGATCTTGCGCTGGTGGAGCTGCCGGATCTCGCCGGCAATGCACTCACCTTCGTCGACGATAATCTCGTCCACGGGCACACGCTCGACACGCACCTTAAGAGGGCCGCCCTCCGAGACCTTCAGAAGCCCAGTGCCCTTGATCGCGGCATCCTTGAAAGCGCGCTGGCACTTCGTATGGAGCTTCAGCTTCTTACTGAGGCCCTTGGCGTAGTGCTCGAGCTGTTTCGCGGTGCGCTGCGCGGTCCAATCGCCGCCCTCGGTGATGAAGCGCGGGATCGGTTTCTGCCGGGCGATGATGGCGGTGATGCTGTCGACGCCAGTGGCGCAGACGTTCTCGTAGACCTGCCCCATCGCCGCGCCGAGGAATAGCTCGCGGCCCTGGCGATCGTGTGGGTCGTACAGAACGGCGTACTGCACGAAGCGCTCGAACAGGTCGGATTGATCGCTCTCGACCTGTGAAACATGCTCGAAAATCTTTTGGTGGCGCGTGCCCTCTTCAACGCCGGCCTGGTACCAGAAGCGGTGTGCGACAGGCATTACTCGTCGCCCTCATTGACGTCGTCATCGTCAACGACCTCGGATCGCCGGCGCAGTTTCTCGAAACCGGGGATAGGCGAGCCCTCAGGCAAGCCGTACGTCGCCGGGTCCTTCATCGGGTCCATCGGCTCGGGCGGCGGCCTATAGCGCGGCTCGTCGAACACGATCGGTTCGACCTTAGGAGCTAGATGGATCTCAAGCCCCTCCGGCAGGCGCACAAAGACGGCCCCGGCGTCGCGCATCTGGCGCGCGAACTCAACAATCTCATCTGGCGTCAACTAATCTCCGAGTAAGCTTGTGTAGTCTTCTGGCTCGTCCCACCCGCCGAGGAGGTTCCCGGCGTCCCAGAGGCGAGCGGCGCGGGCCTCTTCGTCCTCGGCTTGTCGCTCGAGGGCGGCCGGCGTGCCTGGCTTCGGTGGCGGTGGCTCCGGCGCGACGGCGTAGGCGTGCATGGCCTTCCGGCGCGCGTAGACGAATGCGTCGCTGTTGTGGTTCGACTGGCTCTTGTTCTCCTTCAGCTTGCCGTAGTCGTCCACGGCCCACTGAAGCGAGGACAGGTCGCCCTCGAGCTTAGAGCCACGCATGATCTTGACGTGACCATCCACCAAGTCTCCGTTGGAGAGCTCGATGGCGTCGTGCTTGTTCTTCTTCTCCGCCGGCTCGAACGTGATGCCGTACACAGAGGACAGTTCGGCGAGGATGGCGTCACCGCTGTTGGCGTTGTCGGCCACCATCCCCGTCGGCCAACCGATGTAGCGAAAGACGCCGGTCGGTCGCTCGTGACTCAACTCCGGCCCTAACAGGAGCTCGGCGATCGCCCGCGCGTACATCCCGCGCTTCTCGAACTCAAGGACGTGGTACGCCTTGCGGCAGGTATGCGAGTGCGCGAAGACCTGAAGCGAGAACGGATCGCTAAAGCCTAGGTCGATCGCGAGAACGAACTCCCACGAGTGGCCTTCCGGCAGACCGAACGGATTGCCCTTGCGATTCGGATCAAAATGCGCCGGAACGTAGATCCCGCCGCCGATGTACTTACCATCGCACCACGAGTTCCACTCTTCGCCATCGTCGGTATAAGCACGGTACTTGAATACGTTCTCGGTATCGTCGGCCGCCCACTCGCCGAGGTACTCACGCCGCCAGACCGGGTTGTTATCGCTCCACCCGTTGCGCTTCTTGATCGCGAGCGCCGCTTCCCACAAGTGGTTAATGTGGCAATTAGGATTGTTACCGCAGACACCATGCGCCTTGTCGTTGTCCTGAAGCGTCCCGCGGTGGAGACTCCACCCGTCCCATCCCACGTACTCCGGCATGTCACGGAGCGCGTACAGCCTCGACGTCGCGGCGCCGTTGCGGCTGTGCTGATAGAACGGGCTCTTGTCGGTGAGCACGTGCCCCGGCGTCCCGTAGAGCACGAGCGTGCCGTTGTAGTCGCCGAGGCGCGGCTCGAGGACACGAAAGATCAGGTGATTCAGGAGCTCGACGTTGTGACTCGCGGCCTCGTCGATTCCGATCTCGTGGTGCGGTAGGCCGCGGTGCTTCTCGATTTCCTTCTTGTCGTCCGCACCGACCAGCCTGAGCTCAGCGTTATTCTTCGCGAGCGTGACCTTGAGCTTGGCCTCGTGGAACTTCGCGCCGACCTCAAGCTTTGCGAAGAGGTCTTTGAGCGCGTGCCACATCAACTCCTCGGCCGCCGTGCGTGTGGTGGCGACGTAGAGGCACTTCGCGTTCGGCGTCGTCAACATGCGACGCGCGAAACGCGCCTTCATGCCGGTGGTCTTACCCCACCCGCGCGCGACACAAGCGACGATACGCGTCGACGAATCGACGACGAAATCGCGTTGCTTGGTGTGACAAGATTGGACTAGGCGAGTGAGCTTGGTGTCCCACTGCCCGGTATCGCGGGCCGCGCGCTCGAGGCGCACACCCTCGAGTAGCGCGTCTAACTTCTCCACTACTCTGCGGCGGCGTCTTCGTCTAGCTCAGCGGGCCAGGTCACCCACTCCGAAAACATGACACGGGACTCGTGGACGAAATTGCGCTTACCGGTTTCCCTGTGGGTGACGAAGTAACCGCGGAACCAAGGAGCATACCTAATGTCGTGGGTCTTCATGCCGGCCTGCACACGCTGTGCAGCACCGGGCACAGGTTGACGTTCGTCAACAAACTGGAGAAGACGCACCGGAATGGGTGCCGGCTTAGTAGAGGCCATAGGTCCTTTCAGGAGTTAGTTCTTGGGAAATCGGCAGGCTAATGGAGCCCACTCGGCGTTACGGAAAAGCGAGATCTTCGAAACGATCGGAGTCTTCGCTGCATAAAGGAACCGGCGACTGGTGTCCACGCTGGCAACATCAAATAGTCCGCGGGCAATGCCCTGTCGTCGGTAAGCTGATTTCACGTACACGTACAAAACGATGGGGCAGTCGGCCGGGATAAGCCGCTCCTCCCACCGTCCTCGGATGCGAACACGCTGCGGGATTTCCACGTCGTCCTCGACGACGAGGAAGCCATACAGGTCGGCGCGCGTGTCGGAGGAGACGTCGGGGTGGTGCGCCACGTAGATGCGCACGCCGGGGCGCTGCAAGAACCAACGCACGTACTTCTCCACGTCCTCGTGATAGAAGACCATGGGGATCTGGCCGGCAGCGTGCGCCGTTCGCCACGACTCGACCCACGAGTCGACGATGAACGGCAGGTCACGCGCCTCTGCCTGGCGGTACGCTAGCGACAATAGTTGTAAAAGCTCATGTAAGGGCTCTTGCGTGCCGCCAGAGACTTCACGTATGCGTCGGTGAACAACTCGCGGTAGCAGGCCATCATGTTTTCGAGCGTCGACGGCGCGTACCAGACCTCGGCGTCCTCGGTGCGCGCGACGAGCTCGTAACGCCGCCCTCGGATAACCCTAGTCTTCATAGAAGTTGTCCGCGAACGACTCGGTGTCGACGCAGCCCGGCGGCGTGGGCTCCTTGCTGCCGCGCACGACATCGAAGTACCGCCCGGCGCCGAAGTTCACGCGGCCGAACGGATCGGGCATGCGTCGCTCGCTAGGCTTCTCGCACTTCGGACAGGGAACGGTGTCGGGCGCCGGGCGCTTCTCCATCGACTCGAACTTGCCGTGTTCGGGGCATTCGAAGTCGAAGATTATCCAGCTCACAGAATGCTGCCTCCCTCGAGCGAGTCCAACAGCGCTCTAAGCTGCGCTCGGCTGTCGGGCGCGAGCTCCTTGATGAACTCCTGCACGAGCGCGAGCCGGTCCTCGGCGCTCATCTTGTCCACGGCACGCTTGACCGCCTTGTCGCGCTTGCGCTCCTCGGCCGAGAGCACGACGACGGTACGCGCTAGCTCGTTAAGCTTGCCGTAGAGCTTGAGCTTGTACTCCGGATCGGTCTCGGCGCTCTTGAGAGCCTTCCGAACGTCTAAGAGTCGCGACTTAGTGATCCGGAGATTCAGATCAAGCAGGTCGCCGACGTCAATCGGCTTTCTCAAGCGTCACCACTTCGAGAACATGTTCGACCGGAACGCCCTGCGGCTTCTCGGTGGACGGCGGCGCGTCGAGCGGCTCCGGCTCGTAGCCGTTCGCCTGGCGGACATCGTTAAGCAGGAGCTTCCACTCAAGGGACTCATAGAAGCCGGGCGGTGCTTGATGGGGCGCGTGGATGAACTGCCGGACGTACGCGAGTCGCGCTTCCTTCGGCAGGTTCTTGATCGCCCGGAAATGCAACTGCATCTCCGGTGAGACATCGTTAGGCTGCATCTGCACGAACTCGCCCGTCTTGTGGTCGTGCTTGTCGGCGTCCCTGTACCACTCGTCGCGTAGGCGCTGCTCCTCGACGAACGTGAGGCCGGTCTTCGGATTGACCTCGTCCGCAAGTGGTGCAAGCGGCTTCCCGGTCTTTGTGTGATACGCCCTGCTTCCGCCATGAGTTGCAAGCCACGGGGCGAACTCGGCGGCGTGGCTCTCGACCGCCACAATCTCGTCCCACAGAACGGCCTCGAGCGCCTGAGCGAGCGCCTTAAGACTCACGCGACTCGGCCTCGATATACGCCGCCATCTTACGTGCGGCGCACTTGCAGATCTTCGCGCGGCCAGACTTCACGACGTAGCCCCGACCGCGACACTTCTGGTGGTAATGGAACGCGAATCGCTTGGCCGTCGACCGCACCTCGCGCTCCTCGGCGGCTTCGTCTTCAGGATCCGACTCGTCGCCTTCGGCGGCGATCGTGGCGGCCATGTCCCGAGCGTCCTCGGTGGCGGCATCTTCGATCGGCTCCGGCGCGACGGGCCGGAAGTACACGAGCTGTGACTTCAGGATATCGCGCGGCTCCTTCTCGAGGAGCGCCTTACGGTCGTGCTCGAGGCGCCAGAGCTGCCAGAGAATCGCGCGGTACTTCCGCATGCCTGGGCGAGGGTCGTACGGGCGCGCGTCGAAAAGGGCGTTGTGCGTCTCGACGGCGAAGCGCTTCTTACCTCGCTTTGAAAGCTCGGCCACGGTCACGACGCATCCGCCTTCGGCGCAATGGGTGCGTCGGACTTCACGCGCGCGATGATGGCGTTCTCGTCCACGAGGAACCGCTTCGTCTTCCCGGGCGCCGGCACCTTGAACCACTGCCCGCGGCCCGAGTTCGCGCCGGCCAAGCACACCTCGTCGTCGACGCGGAGGTTGATCTCGACGTACGTCCCATTGGGGAGCGGGTACGGGCCGCCCACCGCGAGCACGCGGTACCGCGGCAGACGCACCTCTTCGGCCGCGCCCTCGGAGAGCTCCAGGCCGGCGATGGTGCGCGCCGCGTCCTCGATGCGCTCGACGAGGATCAAACCTCTGTAAGGCTCGATCTCGAAGTTCTCGAGGATGGGCGCGCCGATCAGGTTGGCAGGAAGAAGCAATTCACTCAATTCAGGGTCCTTTTCTATTACGGTTGTGTTGCTGCATGCACGGTTATCCGTTTGCCTCCCAATCACAGCGAGCACACGCGACATGCGTTCTCGCCGTCCTCATCGGGTTGTTCCCCTCGCACCCGCCGACCGGAGTCAAATGCAGCGCGTAGATCCTTCAGAGCCGCAGGCCACGTGTCTCGCTGTGGCGAGCGAAACGTGTGCCCGGTGCGCGCCTCATCTACCTCTGCGTCCGCGTAGATCGCTGGATGTTTTGTGAGCAGGCGCTTCCACTCGATCAGCCGCTGACCGTAGCAGCGGGCGCAGTCCGTGCGCTCGGGAATGGTCACCCCTCGCTCCCTCAAGTAGTCCTTGACCTGGGTTAGCCCCCATCCCCACTCGCGCAGCGGGTAACGGCTCGGAACGTCACCGTAGATGCCGCGCCGTTCCTCTTCATCCGCCCGAAGCCCAACATAGTTAATCGCCGGGGCATGGCGGGCAAGGAATGCGATCGTAGGCTGGATCTTGAGCATCCGCGTGCACCACCGCTGTCGGTGGTTTGGCAGCGCGCCAAACTCCTGAATCAGCCCCTTGAGCGTCCCGTTCGTGACGCGGGTCAGGGGCTTGCCGAGTAGTCTCTCTAGACGCTCCCAGTGCGCCACCATCTCCGGCAATTCGTCGCCGGTCGGGGTGATCAAGTACACGTAGTCGCGCGGCTCGACCTCAGCCAGACGCAAGGCGAGTGCGGTGCTGTCCTTTCCGCCAGACACTCCGACAACGTGTGTAACGTCACTCATTGGGCGTCAACCGGATATGCGTGGCTGCATGCACTCCAAACATCGGCGAACGCCTGGCAAACGAGCGTCACCCCAAATCACAAGAGCTCCTTGCAGCACTGCCGGCAGACGATTCCGCCTTCGGGTGTACGCCGCCCCCAGCGATACAAGTCGTGACCCGCCGAGCATGTCGCTCGGTTCGCACGGCCGCGCCACGCTATGCGTCTCACGTTCTCGCGCCGGGTCACCTTCTCCAAATGCTCGGGGCGCACACAGCGTCGCCGCCGGCAAACGTGATCGAGCTCCTCGCCCGACTTCAGCGGGGCCCGCGCGGCTACCCAAATGGTGCGGTGCGCCCATTTACCATCCGAGTCGATCGGGTAGCCGCGCGGGTCGCAGCGGCCCGTCCACAGGTGACACCCATAGACGGGATCCACACGAACGGGGTAATCTATAACGTAACGCGGTTTAGGCGAGACTCCAAACATCAACGAGTTAGCTCTACGTGTTTAGCAATCACCTCGCCTACGATCTGAGCGCACTGGACGACCACCGCGTTGCCTAAGGCTCGACGTCGCTTGACCAATGCTCGGGAGTGAGCCAAT